GCGGCTTCATACTCCGAAAGGCTCTGAGCGCTACCTACTACGTATTCCTGCCCAAAAAGTCCTATGATTGCCCCAGTTGTAGGTAGTTTTGCTGCACGGGCCGCGCTTTTTAACAACGCATTTTCAGCCTTGTCTAAAGTAGCTCCGGCGAATTTTTTCTTAAGGAGTTCTTCGGTTATCTCTTTACTTGCAGCAAGACCAGCTTTTCGCACACCATATCTAGTGAGAAGTCCTGCTACAAAACCAGCCCCGGAGGAAGCAATAGAACTAATTGCCATCGGGGCGAGTTTAGCCGTCTGAACAACAGCTTGGTCCCAAATATTTGCTAGACTGGGCTCATTTACTAGGTCTTCGAAGGTAGCTACGTTGGCTGTTGTGGCTGCAGCTTCTTGGTCTCTTAGCGAAGCTTTATCAAGACGTACCTGAGCCGCCTCTTTATCCCCAATTAAAAGGTTACCAATAGCCCCAAACCTATCAATATCCCCCTCAATTTGTGCGATCCCGCCCCTCAAACCGGCAGCAAAGACCTCTCTTGTATTTGCAGGGGCAGTTATAACGTAAGGATCAGTTTCTTCGGTGACTTCAGATTCAGCTAAAACTCTGGCGTGGCGAAGTTTCTCCTTATAGAAAAGGTCAAGGATAGGGTTCTCGCCTGCCACACTTATCATCCTCCCTTATGAATACGATTAGCGTTACCTATGGCGTAATGCATCAACATCGAGTACCAACTTTGCCCCACCATATTCTTCACATTAGTAGGAGTTATCTTTGATCCCCGTTGGACATTATCACCAGTCACAAGTCTAATCTCATCTGGGAGAGCCCCATTCGGGTTAGTGGGTCCCCAAACCTGGTTCATGTCATAAACAACCTTCCCCTTCACAACAAAGACTATCTGAGGCGATATTTCACCCGCTTCCGTCAGCGGAGAACCCCTACCCACGACCCGGTTATTAGCCCACCAGTCCTTCGCTGCCTCACCCTTCATAAGGACATTCAAGTGATTGGCAACCATCGGCTGAAGTACTGAACGTAGATATGGAGTTGGAGCTGACTCTAGTGACTGCTGCAGGGCGTTAATTGAATTTTTAAACACAGGAGTTTTCATAAGTTTCAGAAGGTCGGTGCGGCCGAGCCCAACGGCGTAGGTTGCGGCATCAAGACCTTTTATGCCAAATTTTTCCCAACCAGTCACCTCACGGAACCAACTGTGAGCATAGGTACTACCTTCAAAAACCTTTATAAGGTTAGTTCGAGTGTCCGTAAAGAGCTTCAATCCAGCCTTCCATTGTTCAGTAGTATCTGCTTTAGCCCGATCAAGAACTGTCGCCTCTCGATTAAGTCTTGCGTTCTCAGCAGTACGTATAGAATTCTGTATACCTGCGTCAATGTTTCGACGATAATTCGCAGCGTTCTCCGCATTCTGCTCACTGGTTATAACACTGTTAGCTATCTCCTGGGCTAAGCCAGCTTGGAGTCGCTCTTCTTGAGAAACCTTCAGCATATGTTCTGCAACTTTTTCTGGTTTCATGTAGCTGTCTGCGCGTACTTTTGAGACACCATATTCCGCCAAGTACAGCAGGTTCTCACGATTTGCCTCCATCTCAGGAGCACTAAGGCCTGAGGCCTGTAGGGCAGCAATAGCCACATAAGAAAGTAGCTTACGCTGGTTTCTAGACACTTCCCCAAAATTAAATCTTTCGACCTCGGTATCCAGAACATTTGTAAACGCGGTTGCTACAAAATCTTCATGCGGCTTACCTGTATAAACCGGAAACTTGAGGACTTTCCTAAAAGTCGTACGGGTCCAAGCCCCATCTGGATTTCGAACTGATACTTGCCCATCGGGCTCAAACTTAACCCCTGCGCGCTCTTCAATATCACGGGCAATTTTATTTATCTCTACTTTATCTCTTGCACTGACAAGATTTTCTGGAACTAAACCCTTTAAGAAATTTTCATCCTCCATATATTTCTTAGCGAACTCTACGGCACCAAGTTCCTTAAACTGTTTGTAATATTCAGGATGGGTACGAAGCGTCTTTTCTATTCTGGCTATGTTTGAAGGACGGCGTTTGTTTGGGTAAGTACTATGACGTCCAATATCCTTACCCCCATAAAACTCATCAACAGCCTGCAAAGTTTGTTCTTTACTCATACCTTCAATGGGGAGAAACTCCCCATATTCTTCTTCCCAATCTTCTACGGTACGGGCGTGGGGACGCCCACTCGGGTCACCATGGGCCATCCGTCCACTAGCTCGTGCTTCTCGAGAAGGCGCTGCATGGATAAGCAGTCCTTGTCCCTTTATCCCCTCCCTAAGCCCCCTCTCAATATTCTCATCACTTCTTGCTTTTGCAGCTGTAATTAGCCGTCTCTGTACGGCCGGGGAATAGACATTAAATTGTTCTGCACTTAGCCCTACAGGTATAACCTCATCGTCATGGACATAAGTACCATCCTTATCTAGTAATTTAATAAATCGAGGAAGATCGGTACTCCCACCCTCCCCCTTAATCAGATTAAGCAACGAGGTCCTAGACAGCGGCAAAGGCATACCAGTACGATCATCTGTCTTACGGGTATCTAAAACCCCCTCTTGATTAGACTCCCGTAAAGTTAATTCTGGTAGTTCGTCTCCACCGCTTCGTGTGAAAGCAGGGATTACAGTTACAGCTGCAGCTGCAGGTCTTTCGCCTTGTTTGTGCGAATACAAGTTACCATCAGCACCCCTGTATATCTCATTTCCTCTCGCTATCTCTGCTTTTTCGGTCTCAGCAAAAGTTTCGTGTCCTTCTCCTTTAAGTATCCGTCCGTCTGGAGCTCTAGAAGGCCAATGCCCGTCCGCACCTTGCTCAAGCCCCGCTGCTGCTGCCGCGTCGTAATCGTAGCCAGACCCTTTGGGATCGAACGCTGAAGTTGCTATATCAGGATCCTTTATACTTCTTGCACCAACATTCGGGTCGCCTGAAGGAGCGGACCTACTCCTCCTCTCAGCCAAATCCGCTTCCACTCGCTTTCTATTCTGTATATTCCTCTGAGGGTCCCAAGGGTCACTACCCTCCCTAGTAAAAATATCCGTAAGTGCCTCTTCCCCTACCGGAGCGCCAGTTTCCGGATTTATACGAGGAGGGCCCGCATCTAGTCGACGCTGTGCTTCTACTTGAAAAGGGGCGTAACCTGCATTCTCCAAAGACGTCAGAGTATAATTTCTGAGCAGATAGTTCAGATCATTCTCGTCAATAGCATTTGGCGTTCCCCCGTCTCCATAAGGGGTAGCCTCTCTTGTTAAAGGGTCAGCATTAACGCGCATTGCACTATTACCCGCTCCAGGAGGCAATGACTTAGCATCATAAGTAATAACTGTAGGAGTATATGTACGGGCCCCTGTTTCCGGGTCTACCTCCACTTCATAACTACCAAGACCTTTATTTTCTCCCCCTAGTATAGCTGCCGCCGCACCACTATCATTTAGGTACTGCCTTGTGTATTTATGTACATACTCATCTATAGTCTGAGTCGTATGCACACCGCCAGGAGTATTATCCCGCTCAGACTTCTCCCACAACCCACGTGCTACTCTATCTAAGTCTTGGGTAGACCAATTCATAACCCCGGTAGGATAAAAATTAAAATATTGATCTTTTTGCTCACTAGTATATCCCAAGCTTTGTATAGCCCTCTCTACAGCAAGAAAAGCCTGGTGTGCTCGTTTCCCCCAATACTTTTTACTCAGGTCGCGGGTTACCACGCGAGCCTCTTCCTTCTCCCGAGCCTCTTTCGCTAGCTCTATCTCTTTTGTATGAGCATCGCGATCACGATCAAGCATATACCTTTGGGCAGAAAGCTCATTTGAGAATGACGCATCCCGTGCGGAGGTATACTTCCCCGATAAATCTCCAAGAAAATTAGCCATAATTTATAGTTGCCCCAAAAAGCCCCATCTCTGGGCTTTAGCTGCAGCTCTATCTGCCCTATAAGCATTGTTACGTTGTGTTTCCATACTCGCAGCCGAACTCATTTGCCCAAGAGCTTCTCTATTAATCCCTTGTCCTATATTAACTAAACTAGCCCTTAAACTCTGATTTCTGTTTCTTTGAGCCAACCTGGCATCATTTAACCCTCCAGCAAGCCCAGTAGTTTCTGCCCGTTGTGCTTCTCTTCCTACCTCTCGCTGCTCCACCGCGGTCCGATCATATCCATATCGAGACCGATTACGCTCATCGATCTCCCGAGCAATACGACTCTGCTCTCTTACATCTTCAGGAACAGCATCCACTAAAGAAGTATCATCGATACTTCCAACCAACGATTGTTCAAAAGGCCTAAACTCCCTAATTAAATATTCATGTTGGCCTCTTGTTACGTCTGCAAACGCTTTATTTGGATCTGTTACCTCAGGTAAGTTGCCAATAGAATAATTTCGATTAGCATCAGGGTTATAGTCAAGCGTCCCAAGAGCCGCCGCTCCTCCTCCAGAAGACGCAGGTGGGGGCGTTGTCGTAGCAAAGTTTTGGGCGTTTGAAGTATTAAAAAAGCCAGACATACCCGGTTGACTGGATATGAATTGTTGTAACTGGGGAGTCATAAAGGACAAGTTCATTTTTAATTACGTCGTCCACTTATAAGGTTTAAAGGAACCCTGTTTCTTCTTCAACCCAAAAAAACCCGTGTCATAAGTACCCGGAATAGCTTCTGGTCCTGTTCTGTCGAACCCAGCCACCTGCCGTCTAAAAGGGCTACCACTACCAGACCCAAGGTTCCCCGCTGCTTGAGTTAGAACATTTTTACCCATACTAACCAGAGCTGCGTTTCTTGCCATCCTAACCTGCTGTTTTGCGCTAGCCTTCGCTAATTGCTCCGAACTCTCAAGTCGCGCAGCACCTGCTAACGCATCCCCAGCCGTCATACGTTGCCCAGTCACTGTCCCCAATACATTAAGCTGACTCTCCGCCCCAGCAAGAGAAGCAGCCTCATTTGCCTGAGCCTGCTGTCGAATAGCCCCCAACGCAATATTCCCTGCTTGGCCGACCCCTTGAGACAAAGCTAAATTAGACCCCCCAGTAAGTTCTTGCATCGTGTCTGCCTGAATCCGTCCCTTTAAAGTGGGAGCGAAACGTTCTCGTGCTGCAATATCCCGCCGTTGCTCCAACAAAGGTTGATAAGTCTCCGCAAAATGCCTTTCCTCTTCCGAAGCAACAGAGGCTTGAGCTTTTTCTAACTCACTAGGGCCATAATCCTTCTTCTTAGGTTTACTGCTCATTTTTTACCTCCCTGGTAAACACTCTCGCATCCAAATTCCACCCGTTACGAAGTGCATAAGCCTCCATTTTGGGAAGAGTAGACCGCATTTCAATAAATTTACACTTCAACCCACGTGCAACACCCTCGAACCATTCCACATGGTCTAACCAACTATTCGTATTTTTCACATACATATAGGCCAGCCATATAAGCAAAGTTCTGTCCCTTGTAAACGGATCAGCCTCTGTTGTTAATACAAGAAAGCCTACAGGAGAAGTGAGAAGCGTAGCCCTATCATTAACACACTCGCTATACACATCTTCAGGTAAAAACGTCAAATGAGGACTATCCGCTAGTATTTTTTCGATACCTGGCCTGACCCGCTCCCACTCCATACGTATATCGGCTATATCTGGAGCCACAAACTCCTTCTCTTTATGCTCCTGTAACGAAACAACACTATTTTCCATTTAGTAATCTACCTCTCTACCATAACGCCGATATCGCCTACGGGGATTTAAACCGACACCTTGGTACTGAACAATACGCCGTACTCCTAAATCGCCACTACGCGCACGGAGCTCGGCCGCATCCACTTGTACACTAAACAGCGCTAGATAATCACTAGCTGCTACAGGGTTACTCCATTCTCGAGAAGGCATTCGTAATAATCGGTACAAAGTTCCAAAGATAATGCCATCTCTGTAATCGTTAGAAAACGAAGTGCTAATGTTATTAGTTGTACGCGTAGGCTTCAGTGCAACAGATAACTGAATACCGTTAGTTATTTTAGAATTGGGAACAGGAATTACCCAAAAAGAATCTGCATTCTTCTGCAAATAAACTTGGGGAATACCAGAACGGTCACGCCAGTCAGGATAATTAAGTTCCAGACTTCTAGGACTAATAGGGTCTAAATCCTCTCCATCATAAATCATCCATAAAATACTATGTACAGATGTACCAGTAGGCTGATCAAAGTCATACTCAAAAGACCCTGATACAGAAGTAATCGGGTCTAAATCTTGGACATAGGCCCTTGTTTTCTCACAAAACTCAATAGTGGCGGAACGCAAATGAGATTCCACCACAGGATCCGGACACCCAACCACATAAGGCAAGATTTCTTTTATAAGCGACTCATAACTAGCCATTTACTACCCCACAGCAGCGGTTGGCACTATCGGGGAAGCTGCACTTGCAACATCTTGGTTAGGACTTAATCCAAATTGGGCTTGCCCTCCTCCGGTAAGACTACTAATAAACAATTGATAATGATTACCTGCCCGTTGTTGATTACCAGCAAATTCAGCATCTTTCAAATAGCACCTAAACAACACATAATCAATCAATGCATTTGAAAAAATATCATCCACATAGATAGTAGCACTCGTATTAGCCAAGTCTGTTGGACTTCTAGCCGTAACGATCTCTACATACGCATTACCTGAAATACCAGGATAAACGTAATACTTGCGAGGGTCATCCTCATCAAATATATAATGTTTAGGAGTTGTACCATGAGCTGCAGCACCCGTTACAGTTGGATCATGCCAATCAGGTTCCTGGGCATTTAAAACATCCACATCCACAAGCCTGATAGTACGTTTTCCTGTTGCACTACCTCCAGCAGCAGACATATTACGAACAATTTTTATAAGCCGTAGAGCCACATCCGGTATAGCCTGTTCTGTACCAGTGGCCAACTGCACATTAGAATGATCCGCCGAAGAGTCAGGTCGTAAATTTACAACTTCTCTTTGAGCATCATTTATATACCGTAAAAGCTCCACTTCAGGCCAACGGACACTCGACGTATCCTGAAGGACATCTTGTATACGGGAAATTAAATTAGCACCTGTTAATGTACCGGCCATACTTATTTATCTTCCACATACGCTTCATTAGATTTTTTTGAAGGTCTGCCACGTTTTTTAGCAACTGGTTTTTCAGGAGCATCCCTCACTTCAACAGCACCCTGCTGCAAAGCTTGATAGCCTAAATCATCACCCACTTCACGTTCTTCACCGGCCTTCAAAAAAATAGAAGCCCCCCAAGTTGTACTCACATGCAGATCCGTACCTGACTTTATCTTCACTTCTTTTTTCTCCTAAAAAAGATCATTAATAAAAAGCGGATAGCCCCGAAAGACTATCCGCCTTAATAGCTCTAGTACGCGACGTCCAGCCTCACGATCCCAAAGTCTTCAACAGCACCATTATGATCGCTGTTGTACTTGGGCTTCTTGAAGCCAAAGATCTTACCAATGGAGATACCGTTCTGGTTCCCGTAGTCGAAGACATCTTCAACAATATCAGGAAGCCCAATATCTGCCATAGCAAGAGCCTGTGCGCCAACAAACAAGCAAGCAGAGCCATTAATATCGGCATTTGCTCCCCATTTGTATCCATTAGACCCGGCATTGCTTGATGTTCCGGTAGTAGCTCCGGAAGTACTAAACACATGCCTGAACTCATGGACCATCACACCATCGACCATCAGACTTGAAGAACCGGAAAACAATTCGTTATTCGGTCCACGAACCCCAGCATTCCGGACGTTAGCCAGGAAGTCTGAGTCAAGCTTCAGATCAGCCATTACCTGTGGAGTAATAAACAAGTGAAACACTTCTTCATTACCAGCCGCCCTGATACCCCTTATGTAATTATCTTTAGCATAAGCTTTCAGGGCCACAATGGTTGAATACTTGACAGTGTCAGCAGCTACAACAGCTGTGACATCACCAACAACTAGACCATTGGTTGCATCCCACCTTCTGTGCCTATTAGTAGTAGGCGCAGTAACATCGCCGGAGAACGCAAGATCACTGAGATTTTGCCCTGTATTCAGGACACCTCTCAGTGCGCCATTGTTCTTAAGCGCGTAAGAGATGCCTGACATAGTTAGGAATCCTAACTGGTCAATACGATCAGCCATTGCATAAGCAAGTGCATCTCGTGAGTGCTCACGGAAGTTGACAACCGATTTCTGATCAGCAAGTCGTCCCGCAAGACGGTTTGCAAACCTGAGTTGATCCAGCTGAACAACGATATCGTACGCCCGCAACGCCTCTTCATTACCTTCGAGGGTATTGTCACCAACGATACCGTCTCCAGTCATATCGGCCAGGAGCGTTATTACCGCTCGTGCGCCTTTTTCAGACTGGGTCAGTTCAGATATCCTCTGAACCATAGCGTTGGGGCCACTGCCCGCAAACTGGTTAATAAAAGACATATTTCGGGCAACACGCCAAAAATCACGTGACCAGATAGTAAGCTGTTCACTGGTCAGTGCAGCAAAATTCGTATTTGCCATTAGCTTGTACCTCAATAGTCAAAGTTATAAACACCGACTTTTGGGGCGATATGTACCCGTATACCCTTTATCGTTGGGGCTACGACAGCGTATGTTTCACGAGAACGACCTCGGCCAGATTAACGCCGTGACAGGCGATAACGTTGTTTAACCTGAACGACCAGGGTTAGATATCGTTCTAACAAACGAAAATTCTCTATGGCATCCTATCACAACCTTACCCAAAGTCACCGCGCAATCGCCGCAACGTCTCTTCAGGCAAAGCACTAAATTCATCATCTGACAGCACATTAACATTCACAGCGGCCTCACCGCGCGCAGCCGTGCTTTCCCCTTTCATCGTAGGGGGCTGAGACTTAGAAGCCACTAACTTCTTCTGAACCGTGGTTTTCTGCCGTTTTTCAGCCGCAACTTTATTCTGCTGGATTTTTACGGCAGCTTCTTCAGGGGCACCTTGAAGCAACTCAGGGCGTTTAGCCGCCAGTGTATATTCAGTGGCTTTCGCTAAGGAATCAGCAGGAGTAAATCCTTGCGTCATAAAAGCATCTCTAAGATCCCGTACTTCTCCAGCAAGCTCCTTATCAAAACTCTCACTATGTTCATTTAAAATATCAAATGTCTGCTCTATCTCTTGCGCTTTTATTGCAAGCTCCTGTTCCGCCTGACTATATTGAATACTTTGGCCCATTTGCTGTTGGACTTCAAACATAGTCTGTTCGCGCTCAGCGGTTCTAATTTCTTGTCGTATAGAAGCCGCCGTAGCACTATCTCCATCTAATATGGCCTCTTGATACGCAATCTCCTTAACTTCAAAATCATATTTAGGAGCTTCGGCCTGAATTTCCGCTTCTTGTTGCTGAATATCCTCTAACTGCTTCTGCATCTTCTTATTTTTAGCCAAGACTTCATCGAGTCGAGACTTAGGAACCATAGGAGATTTAGGTGGTTCAGGAGCCTGAACCTCCGCAACTTCTTCTATAGCTTCTTCTACAGCTTCTTCTACAGCTTCTGCTTTAACCTCCTGCTCCACATTTTCATCTGCCACCTCTACTTCAACCTTTTCTGGGGCCTCAGTTTCACTGGTCGCCTCCTCTTCTACGACCGCTTCCGTCGATTCCTCTTCGACAGCTTCTTCCTGAGCAGGAAATTCGACATCTGCGGCCGGGGCCTCCGGCTCATCGAAATTAAGGTCTACTTTAAAAGGCTCCACCTCTTCTTTTGAAGCAGGATCAGACCCGGGCATCCCTTTAAATTCCACATCCATTCGCTCTTTAGTCTCAGCCACTTGTACCACCTCCTGTAGGTTTCATAGCAGCAACGGCAATCTTTGACGCTGCTTGGGTTTCACTTTGCCCCGCCCGTACTTGGTTCGTCATTTGAGACAACCGTTCACGGAGGGCCAATTCTTCACGTTTAATTTCTATCTTACTTTGCATATCTGCAATCTGAATCTGTGGATCAATTTCAGCAGTGCCTTGAGCTTTAGCTTGATTAAGCATCGCCATAGACTGTAGGTTTTGAACCTCTGCTTCTAACTTAGCAATCTCAAGTTGTGTACGTTTAATAGCCGCCTCCGCTTCGAATTGCTGTAATTTAGCCTCTGCCTCTGATGGGGGTTCCGTACCCTGCATTATGCGAATTCTTTGAGCTATCTCACCCTTACGTGCTAAATGAGAATATTCAAGGATCATATCATCAGGGATAGGTACACCAATCTGACGAAGTTGAATTGCTTCTGCAAATTGAATCTCTTCAAAAGTATCTCTTGAAGGAGCCGTACCAATGACCACATCATATTCCCCAAGGGTTAAATCGTTAATAATTATCCCTTCAGGAGTAATTTGATTAACCCTCAGAGGAACTCGTTCTTTTAGTGGGTCTGTTTCATCCGTAATTTGAATCAAACGCTCTTCGGTATAGTACGCCTGCACTAAATTAAGCACTTTCTCCGCTAAATACTGTCGAGTTTTCGTCAAGTTGTCCAAAGGAACCTGAATCATCATGGCTCCGCGGTTCTGTTTCGCCTGAATAGCGACTCCAGACACTTCCGGACTATCTGTACCGAGCATCGCGTCACTAATACCACTAATAGTTTTAATATTAGCGGCTGCTTTCATTGCAATACGGTCTAACCCCGTAGGAATTTGATTTGGTGGTATCTTCGCGGGGGGACTCGAGCCTCTGTTAAACTCTAATACAAGACCCGTTTCGGCTCCATGCTCCTCAAGGTCATCGGCATTCATGCCGTTCAAAGATCCGGTCTCCACGATCCAACCGCTATTGGCTGTTGTGTTTACAATATGTAACTCCTGGGAGGAGATCTTGTTCAGCTGTTCTTGTGGTGAAATCAAATTTCTAACCATGCCGAACGGACGTCCTCGTCTCCAATAAGGGAAAAAAGGAATAAGAGTAAAACTATCGTATGGAGACCATTCATCGTGCAGAACAGTAAGATCTGCAGTTGTTGTCCACCGGACTTTACGAACTTTTTTTGTCAGAATCTCTAAACCAAAATCATCAGCAAACTTTTCTCTTTTTCGTTTACTCCAGTTTAACGGAACTGCACGCATGTCCCCTGTAACTGAATCTACATAGAATATACATTCTTTTAATCTATAGTACTGACGTTCGATCACCCGTACAGAACGTAACGCTCTATTTTCTTCCGGGTTAGTTGTATTCCCCTGGTTATACTCAACAGAGGCAGAAGTATCACCATACCGTGATTCTTCATACTCTACAGAATCTACCCCAAGTGCTGAACCTTCTTCGACCGTGATCCGTAGTTTATCTGCTTTGCTCTGACCATATTGTTCTTCGATTTCATCCAGGGACATCCATCGCGTTTCAAAGACCTCGTTCCATGTTCGAGGGTCATATTCTTTCGCATCAGGATCAATCAAAATATCCAAAGGGTCTTTCGGAATAACTCTAACTTCCCCATTAATATGATCATCAAAATCTATACGTACATCAAACCACCCGCGGTCCTGTATCAAGCCATCAGCAAATACCTGAGACTCGATCCAATCCATCTTGTTGTTATCTGCAATCTGCACAAACAACCTCGTAAGTACATTAGCAATCTCTTGTTGCCCACGACCACGCGGCTTGAAACTAACGTCCATTCTCCGTGTCGTTTGTTCACCAAGAACAGAATTAATAGTAGGAAGGATCGTATTAATAGTGAGGGCAGGTCGGCCCTGATCATCTAGTGCAGATAAATCAGCAGCGTCCCACTGCTTACCGCGATAAAAAGCATCACATTGTTTTGCGATTTCAACGTAATCTAAGTGACCGTTATCTCTAGCGCGCACATAACAGCCCCATTGCCGCTTAGCTAGGTCGTGCTGCTCTGCTTTAGAAAGTCTCTTTTCTTCTTCGCCGTATGCCATTACGCGTTCATCGCTGTCTTCTTGTTATCGCCTTTAGTTATATGTTGTAACTGGTCTCTCCAGGAAGGAATATGCTTCACTGGCTCAAAGTATGTAGCAAACTCAGTCATCATTAAACCGATCCATGCCAACGCATCTACTTGATCATCATGCACGCCATTGG